CAACATCACCATTGATTGTGCCAGTCACAGTTAGGTTACTCACCACCATACCACTTTCACTTAAGGTCTGACCATCACCTACTATGATTCCTTTTGTGCCAGCTGTGACTACATTGCCCTTGCCAAAGACTTGAGCATTCGCACCTGGTAAGATGACATTGTTGTTAAAAGTATTCCTACCTACCAATGCATCTACACCGACTCCTATCATAATGTCACCAAATGGTCTACCTAAGCCAGTCTTAAATGGTGCTAGGTCTATCTCAGTGTCAATGCTTATAAGCTCTACCTTAGTGAGCTGTCTTTGGTTACCATTGTAGTCTTGTATCTTGTTGATGTTCCACCAGCTATTATCTATGTAAATCTTATCATTCAGCTTAAGTGATTGAATATCTACCTCAGTCAAGTCAAACATAGCTATCAGCATCTTGCCTACATTGATTTGATTGACTGTCCTTCTCCAGTATAGATTGTAAAGGTTGTTAGATGTCAGTGATATTGGCTCATAGAAATAGAAATCATTAGTGCCAAAGTTAATATCAAAGCTAGGAGTCAATGCATTATCAAAGTGACCTAGCATTGGATAGCTTGTCAAGCCAAATTCTCCAGTAGTGCCAAAGTCTAAGATGTCAAATGGTTGACATGACTGCAAGCCACCATCATACAAGATGCGAATGTTAGTATTTGGTGATGCACCAATTATAGCTGGGACATAAGCTCCAAATGATGTTAAGAATACTGGTGTCGGTGAGAATATCAACTCCTGAGTAGCAACATCCTTCACATATTCGTTGTCAAATGTATACTCTATTTGTCCATAAGTCTCAGCAGTTGCTTGTGTGTACATTGTATTGAACTCATCCTCATCAGGTGCATAAGTTAGCTTGAGCTTCTTGTTAGTCAAGTCAGGTAAAAATATAAGCTGTTGGTCCTTATCCTTAGCTAACTTTCTGCTCCAATCTTTCTCAGCTCCTGAGTCATAGTATTCGTCTCTATGTCTTAGTATTAGGTTGTTAGCATTGTCAACATCTTGCTCAACATACAAATTGTACATCTGAAAGATAGACTTAACAAAGTCAGACTGCTTAATCTCGTTTGGTACGTATTGATTGATGTTAAGTGTACTACCAGTTACTTGGATGTTGTTGCTAGGTAGAATCACCATGTTAATGGATATCAAGTCAAGGACCACATTAACTGGTAAAAGAGTAGTGTAAGGAAAAGTAGTTGTTCTCCATGTTTGATTCTGACCTCCATTAATTGGAGCTAATGGAATAGTACAGTTAATGTCTTCAAAACTTTGCACCTCAACACCTATCTCAAGAATTTGAATGTCACTTGATGATATGCCTAATATTACACCATTCACTACTGCTGGAATAGTCAAGGTGTCTGAGAATGATAAGATAGTAGTGTTGCCATTAGGTAGTGGTGAGCTACCGTTATATTGAACAACTTGACTTGAGCCATACACAATGACAGCATTTGTGTTAACACCTACTTGTACCCTTGCAAATACTCTATATCTATTGTATCTAAAAACAAGGCTGACATCTCTAAGCAATGCATTAACTCCACTGCTATTCTCTAATGTTATAGTTCCACCAATATTCAAGCCATAGGAGTAATGTTCACTAGCCACAGCATTAGTGCTAAATGGTGTTGAATACTCTCCAGTAGTAGGGTCAAAGATATTCTGTGCATCTGTAACCTCTGACCATCCTGAGTCTATAAGCTCCTCAAATGTATTGTTATAGCCAGTAGGTTGAACATAGCTTGTTGTCCATGTGTTAGTAGCCTCTACTCTATAGTCATCAAAATCTTGGTTGTTAGTGTCACCATTATAAGGAATCAATAACTTATCAAAGTGAGCTGAGGCTATGTCATCCCAAGTGTATGTAAATCCAGCTACAGCGAATATCCTATCAAAGTAAGTCTTAGCATAGATTGCTGGCTTGAAGTCATTAGCATTAAAATCATTGCTCTGAATATATGGCATCACATACTTATAGCCATCAGCTACAGTGTTACTGAATGAAGCTACTATATCTGTAGAGCTAAATGTATGATCTAAGTCTGAGAAGTCTAAGTCTGTCAAGTTAGCGTTTGTAATGGCTGTGAAAAACTCAGCTCTACTATCCTTGATTAGTACTGTGTAGCTTACTTCATCCTCATACCTTGTGCTAGTCTGTACCTTGTTGACTGACACCAATTGCAATAGTGCCTCATCTAATATAGGCACACCATTTTGTATCACTTGACACTTTGTTAGTGTGTTGATGTTAAATGTACCAGCTTGTATATTAACATCGTAATAGTGACCTAGTAGCTCGTTGTTGTTCTTTGTACCAGCTAAGGTTACAGTCTTTGAGAATGTCCCCTTGCGTGATGACAAATCTCTTATGTCACCAACACTAAATGTGATAGGTAGTGCAAGATTCTCAGAGACATCAAGCACACCAGTTGATAAAACTATCTTAACCATTGATTGTGTCGTTGTTGCCTATTCTTACTTGAATAGATTGCTTGATTAGATTCTTATTGCGTTGCTTATATACTTCAAAGTTGTTATTAGTCACATTACAGCTGACATACTCAGTTGATTCAGGTACGTGAATGACACAGCCATTTTCGTCGAATAGTACAGCTCCATCCTCTGTGATGTGATAAAGTACATTCTTAATGTAAGTCTGTGGTGATGTCAGTAACTGCTGGAAATACTCTCCCTCAGCTTCTGTCATGTAATTGGTAGATAAGTCATAGAGCTTAGTCACCTCAGTGTTAATGTTGATAGTACCTTGTTCATAACTTTTATATCCCCACTGACCATCAACTACTGCACCAGGTACATCTTGGTTGTATGTCTCTCTAGTAATGTTGCCTCTCTCATAAGCCTTAAGCTGGAACGCAAAGCTACTCCATGAGCCTAATCTATCTAAGAACACAATGTGACTCTCAGAGATTAACATCCGTCTGTCTATATTTATTTTATACTTGACTGACTTAACTGGATTGAACACTCCATCTGAGTACCAAACTTCATAGCTAGTAGTGTCATTCTTTACCAATGGAGCTGTGCCACTTACTAGTGTTAGTGATCCATAGTTGTTAGGACCAACTGCCACACCTTTGATGTAGTCATTTGAACTAAGATTCTTATAGAACACATCACCATTGTCATTCTGAAAGTAGGCTCTTTTATTACCACCAGTCACTGTGCCTCTATCCTTTAAGTTGAGCCATAAGTCTTGACCAGGTGTTGAGCTGAATGAAGTAGGTTGGTCTGTTAGCCATTCCTTAGTGACACCATCAGTGTTGTAAGTGTCTTCATCCCAATATGGGAACTCTAACCATGAGTATACACCATTGAAGACAAATTTGTCAAGTGTAGAAATTATGTCTAAGTCTATAGTCTTTCGCTTATCAGCATACTCAACAACACCATTGATAGTAGCATTTGATACTCCTGACCATAGTGCATTGATTGTGAAGTTAGTTGTGCCAGTGATAGCAATAACTGTATGCAACCCTTCGACACCAGGATTAGCAACACCACCATCAGCTTGAGTGATATTCACCTGGTCACCTACTTGGAATGGATGAGTAGCTGTGATACGTACATTGCCACTATTATCAGTAAGTGATGCTGTGTAGCTCATGTCAAAAATATACTCCTCACCAAACTTAACATCATAACCAAAATAGCTATTGGATGCATCATAGAAAGTAGTGATTGATGGATTGAAGTCAAAGCTAACTGAGTTGCTCAATAGCTTTGACAAATCTTGCTCACCATAGCCAGTGCCAAATGTTGGTAGTGCTTTGTAGTATCCTATCCTATTATTAGTCACCGAGTCAAACACCTCAAAGATGTATCTGAAACCTGACTTATTCTTGTTAGTTGAGTCAATTATAAACTTGCACTCATTATAAGCTGGAGTGAAGTCCTGAGGCTGTGCTATGATTGTTTGTGCCATACCTATATTGTATTTTTATTAGAATTCAATTAGAAGGAAATATAGCTGTCATCTGTGTAGTATTCCTTCTTGATGTAGGTTGCAGCGTATCTGATAGCATCCATAGCATCATCCCACAATTTGACTGGCTCATCTGTGATTGTGTCCCCTATTTTTTTCCACTTGTAATTCTCGTACTCCTTCTTGATAGCTGGATGGTCCTCACAGAATACACCAAATGTCTTAATGTTATCTATGCCTTGCTTGACTACCTTGTTAGCATTCTCAATGTAGTAGCCAGCTCTATCAATTTCTGCTATAGTCTCAGGCCTTGAGTAGTCAGCTAGTATGTTGATGCTTTTCTCTATTCCTAACTGATCCATGCGAGCTATCAAGTCAGTAGTGGTCAAATAACTTTCATAGATGACTGGCTCAATGTA